TCGCCGTCATCTGAAGACGACAGCTTCCCGATTCCTCCGCTGCTCCACGTCTTCAAGGATACGTGGCTGTACCAGACGCTGAGGCGAGCCCAGGAGGCCATCAGTGTCGAGCACATCCTGCCGCTGACCATTCTCATCCCAGCACCGACGCAAGCTGGGCAGTCTCCGCACCAGAACTACGATCTTGGGACCTGGCAGATCCACATGCAGGACATGGTCCGCAGGTGGAGACGCGATCCGAACATGATCTACACCGCGCCCTTCCCGGCGACGGTGGAGAACATACGCGGCGATGCCCAGGCGCTAAACGTGTTCAGGGACATGGAGCAGGTCAGGCAGCAGATTGCCGCCGGGCTCGATGTACCGATTGAGTTCATTCTGGGCGGCCTCAACTGGACCGGAGCTTCAGTCAGCCTCCGCGTTCTTGAGAACCTGTTCCTCAACATGATCGAGGATCTGGAGCGTTTCGAGCAAACGTTCCTGGTCCCCAAGCTTCGCCGCCATCTTCGTCTGCCAAAGATCGAAGTCCACCACCAGGACTTCAAGATGGCAGACGATGCACAGCAGAAGCAGGTTGCCCTCTCGCTGCGCCAGACGAACACAATCTCCGACCACACGACGATCGAGGAGCTTGGCTTCAAGGGCGAGGAAGAGGACAAGTGGAAGGCCAAGGAAGCCGACGAACGCCTCAAGGACATGAAGAAGATGCAGATCGAGGGGGCCAAGATCCAGGCCGAGGTCATGCTCATCCAGACCGAGGCGCAGATTAAAGCCCAGAAGATGCAGTTCGACGCGCAGCAGGATATGCAGGTTAAGCAGCAGCAGCTTGTGGCTGAGCAGCAGCAGGCCGCCGTCGATCAGCAGCAGGCACAGGTGGCACAGACCGTGGAGACTGCAGTCCAGGCTCAGAAGGAGCCAGGAGAGGGGAAGGCCGTCCCCGGTCTGCAACACCCGGCGCTGCTTGGACTCATGGTCGAAAAGTTCATGAAGGCCGTTCCCGACAGCCTCAAAGACCAGGAGCTGGGCCTGATCGAGCAGACGAACAGACCCCTCGCCAAGGCCATACAGCGGAGGCGCAAGCTGATTGATGCCCAGGTGAAGGCCATCACGCCGCTGCCTGAGCAGAGACCCCCGCGCAGAGAAGAGAGCCCGGTCTAATGGGCCAGCCGCTGAAGCAAAAGACGGGTGTAGAGATCCAGGCGGCAATGGACCGTCTCCAGCTCGCCAAGACGCCGATCTTTCAGTTCATCCGTACTGCAGCCCAGCCCGGCAAGAAGACAAAGGTCGTCTACGAGATCGAGACGATCGAGCCCGACACACGCCGTGGGGCTCTCCGCTGGAAAGAGCTTCACAACAATCCCAGTGTCCGCGTCATCGCCGAGAAGGACTACATGAGCCACCGAGACGGCCTAAAAACCGTCATCCGCTACGCCATCACCACCGAAGAGCCTGACCCCGAAGATCTCATCGAAGACCTCATGCCGGAATAGCTAACAAGAAACTTATAAAGATTTCTTCATTCCTTTCTTCAAATCTATGGTATTATTCTAGTAGGAGGAAACGATGACGTCACCCGACGTTTATATAGGTGCCGGAAATGGAGATGGCGATGTTAGAATTCCTGCTGAAAAATTGCAGGGACGTGCTGTTTCGCACGACGCCCACTCCCATTCCATGCCCCTGCTGCGGGGACCTGTTGTTTCCTGCTCCGGGAGGCTTGGTCTGTGAGGAGTGTGGGACGTACGTTCGGACGTCCGCGAAGAAGGCGTGAGTGATTATTCGCCGGTATCAGTTAAACTAACCTGATAACTGATAAAGGCGAAGGATCTTCATGCTGACGGCCACCGAAAGTTTCTCGGTTCTACTAAACCGAGTGCGGACGCTTATCGCTTCGGCATTCCCGATCAAGGGCAATGCCTACACCGTCTCCGTGTCGGGGCTCCGCTGGGAAAACGTGGACCCGAAGTTCTACAGCGATCCCGACATCCACAAGGAGTTTAAGACTAAGGGTAAGACGCTTTCGGCCAAACTTGTTGGAACCGTTAAGATTACGGACAATGCGACCGGCAAGGTCGTTGACCACCAAGAAGGCTATCCCCTCACGCTTGTCCCACACGTTACCAGCAAGCAGTCGTTCATCGTCAATGGCAAAGACCTTCAGGTCGTGAACCAGCTGCGCCTCAAGCCCGGTACGTACACGCGCTACATGGCCGACAACAACGTCGAAACGTTCATCAACACGGCGGGTGGCGGCTATCGCGTGCAGTTCGAGCGCGAACGCGGGATCCTCCGACTTCGCGTCGGACAGAGTACATACGTCTATCTGTATCCCGTGCTGGCCGCCATGGGCGTGACAGATGAGCAGCTGCGCCAAGCCTGGGGAAACGAGATCCTGGCGGTCAACCGGGCCTTCAATAAGCCCGATGAAGCCTCGAAGCTGTACCGCAAACTGCGCCCGTACGCTCCGGTTCCAAAGGACAAGCAGGAATTGGCCGACGCGGTCATCTCCTATTTCAAGTCCAAGCCACTGGATCCGGACATCACGAAATTGACTCTCGGTAAACCCTACAGCAATATTGAACCAAACGTCATTATTGCTTCGTCCGAGAAGGCCATCCACCTCGCCCAGGGAAAAGCCAAGGCCGACGACACGGAGAACCTGGCCTACAAGAGCCTGCACTCCGTGGAAGACTTCATTCCGGAGAAGATCGAGCGGGCCGTCCCCATTGTTCGCCGCATCATCGAGCACGAGATCAATCACCGCCAGTTCCCCTCGCGCAAGAACAAAGTCATGGACGCTGTCCCTCCGTCGTTGTTCACGACGCCCGTTCTGGCCTTCTTCACACAGAGCGAGTTCACGAGGTACAGCGACCAGAACAATCCGCTCGACATGGCGTCGGTTAATACGCTAACGACGACCATGGGCGAGGGCGGCATCAGCTCGGTGCATGCTGTCACGGACCGACTCCGTACCGTCCATCCGAGTCATGCTGGAGTATTGGATCCACTGGCCACCCCGGAGGGCCAGAGAATCGGCATCACTGGACACCTCACGACAGGTGCCCGCAAGATCGGCAATGACCTCGGTCTGGTTGTGGTCGACATGAAAAGCGGCCGCGAGGTGACTCGCAAGATCTTCGACCTGGAAGACAAGGTGGTCGCTTTCTACGATCAGTACGACCACACGAAGAAGCCGTTGAAGCCTCGCTTTGCCCAGGTCAAAGCACGCATCAAGGGCGAGTTCAAAGAAGTGCCGCCCGGCCAGGTGGACTACGTGTTCGCCGAACCATCGAGGTTCTTCGGGATTGTTTCGAACGCCATCCCGTTCCTGAACTCGGATAGTCCCAACCGCGCACTGATGGCCGGCAGGCATATGGAGCAGGCCGTTCCACTGGCTGATCCCGATGTTCCGTTGGTTCAGGCGAGGTTTGGTACACAGGGTTTTGAAACCTCGGCAGGGAAGCTGCTCGCGACTCAATCCCCGGTCGACGGTGTGGTGTCGGCTGTTCGGAAGAGTGCAATAACCGTACGCGACGGTGGCGGAAGATCCCACACCATCAAACTGCACGATCACTACCCGCTGAATTCCAGCGCATTCCTCAACGAGCATTCGATCGTGACTACCGGCCAGAAGGTAAAGACAGGAGATCCGATCGCTGATTCGGACTTCTCTCGAAACGGAGCGCTAGCCCTGGGCAAGAACCTGCGGGTCGCTTATCTTCCGTACAAGGGCCACAATTTCGAGGATGGCCTTGTCGTCTCCGAGAGCGCGTCAAAGAAACTGACGAGCGTTCACAAACATGAGCTCAGGCTGGACATTAACGCTGGCGTGTCTGTGAGCCTTTCGAAGCTTCTTGCTCTGTATCCCATCTACAACGAGAATCTGCATCGAGAAAAATATGACGCTGACGGCGTGATTAAAAAGGGGGTAATGATCGATCCCGAGGAGCTTGTGATCCCCGCCGTGAGGAAGGTCACAGTTCACGAGGACTTCGATTACTCCAAACTCCATAAGGCGCTCAAGAATCAGTGGATGGACGTCTCCGTGCGGTGGGACGGCGGCGGCCCGGCAGAGGTCGTCGACGTCGTCAGGATGCGTGGATTCGTCAGTGTCTACGTAAAGACGTTCGAGCAGTTGGAGGTAGGCGACAAACTTTCCCACAGGGCCGGTGGCAAGGGCATCGTGACTCTGATCCTTCCCGACAACGAAATGTTTAAGGACGAGAAGGGGAGGACGATTGATGTTCTTTATAACCCAGCGAGTGTGACGGGACGTGCTAACCCAGGCCAGCTGCTGGAGGCTGCCGCTGGGAAGGTGGCCGACAAGACCGGCAAGACTTATCTTGTCAGCAATTTCAGCGATCCCGGAAACTCGTTGAAGAACGTTCAGGCTGCCATGCACGGCGCTGGCCTGAGTGATCTAGAGTCTATCCTGGACCCCGTGTCCAACAAGAAGCTGCCAAACATCAACGTCGGCAACGCTTACTTCATAAAGCTGCGCCACCAGGTCTCCAAGAAACTGTCAGCCCGTGGAACTGACTCGTACACCCACGATGAGACACCTGCTCGCGAATCCGGAAAGAAGGCGAACCCGCTGGCCATCGGAACCATGGAGCTGTACTCGCTGCTCGCCGGTGGTGGTACAGCGTTCCTTCGAGACGCCGTGACCATCAAATCCCAGAAGAACGATGAATACTGGCGAGCCGTTCAGCTCGGTCTGCCGCTGCCGCCGCCCAAGACGCCCTTCATCGTGGACAAGTTCACGACGTATCTGAAGGGTGCGGGAATCAACATGCGGCAGGACGGGACAATACTGAAGGCCCTCCCGCTCATCGACAAAGAGATCTTGAACCAGAGCAACGGCGAGATTACCAGTCCCGGCGTGGTCAAAGCCAATGACCTCTCACCCGAGCAGAGCGGTCTCTTTGACCGATCTTTGACCGGTGGTTTCGACGGAACCTACTGGAACCACATCGAGTTGGAGAGCACGATTCCTAATCCGCTCATGGACGACGCGATCGTAGGCGTGCTCGCACCCAAGTTGAAGAAGGCCGAGTTTAACCAAATCGTCAACGGAACACTGTATGTCACCCCTGCTGGTGAACTAACAACTGATGCTCTCGGCAACAAGACTGGCGGAGAGGGGCTGAGGACCCTTCTCAAGAAAATCGATGTTGCAACCGAGATCGAGAAGGCCCGTCGCGGCATCAAAACCATGCGAGGTGCCCGCCGAGACATCGAGGCCAAGCGCCTGCGTTTTCTCCGTGCGCTGATGGAGATGAACCTGAAACCAGAGGAGGCCTACCTCAATAAGCATATCTCCGTCATTCCCGCCAAGTTCAGGCCGATCTACCCGAACCCCGATGGTTCGCTGAATATCTCTGACCCGATCCACGGCTACCGTGAAGTCATCATGATCAATAACCAGTTGAAGGACCTGAAGAAAGCAGGGACCGACGACAAGAACCTAGCACCAATCAGGGCTCAGCTGTACGGAGCCGTACGTGGTCTCGTGGGTCTGCAGGAGCCGCTGACAAGGAACAAGAATTTCAGCGGCTTCCTCAGCACGATCAAGGGTAAGCAGAACAAGTTTGGCCTGTTCCAGGGCCGCGTGCTTAAACGCCGGCAGGTTTTTTTTGTCCGGACGACGCTCACCCCGGGCTCTACACTCGTTCTCTACAAGGCCAATATCGATCTCGAGAATCCGGCA